AGAATCGGTGTCTTTTCACACTCTGCTCTCAATGCAAAAACCATATCTGAAATATATTTCGTCCATGCAAGATTTTCTTCGTCTGCAGATAAACCAGGGAATTTTGCTCTGAACTCCTGTTTGTCAAATCCCGGCAGGCAGGCAATGTCTGCCCATGGAGTCTTTATTACTCCTGGTTCTGTAACAACATCTACATTTCTAATATTAAGCAGCATCCGTTCAAGAACTCTAAACTGAGCAGCTCCATCGTGATTTGGAGTGCCTCGCATCACTATCACATACTTCGAAAAATGTGCTAATGATGTAATGATGTTCGTTGCCGTAATCATTTCGTCTGAATACCTCACGGGGCCAACCTGTTCCTGATGAAAGATATCTCCTGATACACAAACGATATCCGGTTTCTCTTCTATAGCTACCTGCACCATATATTCCAAACATTTTACTATATCCTGCGAACGGAGATTCACTCCGTCCACCACAGGCCCTTTGAACTGGCCAATATGCCAATCAGCTGTATGTAATATTTTCATCTGCGTCCGCCTCCTCTCTGACATTTAATGCAAAGTGGCTCTCCGAATTTATTGATTGAATATTCGTAAACTCTTTCATTTATGACCTCACCGCATCTGGAACACTGGAAATCTGCCGATCTATCCGGCTCTGGTTCTGGCTCCGGTTCGGGAGCAATATCCGGCTCCTGCATTGGTGGATAGTCATTTTCGATTTCTGTATCCGAAGCATATGCCGGATTGTCCAGATCATCCTGAGTAAATACCGTGCTTTCAGATTCGAAATCCACACTCTTAACTGCTATCTGTGGTGTGCCAAACATATTATTTACAGAGTTCATGCCTTGTGTCAGCATTGCCTGTCTGACCTGCGGATCCGAGAAATCAGGTGAAAAGATAACTGTTGGGATAGCGAAATTCTTCTGCAATTCCGCCTTTGTGTATGTGCCTTTTACACCAAGCAGAGCTCTTATAACACGAAGCTTCGCACCGGTCATAGCTTTTTCAGCCCAGGTCTTTTTCAGCAGTGCCATGTTTACCATGACGGAGCGATCAATATATCTATCCCTGTCTTCTTTCGCGATCACAAAAGCCTGGCATTTCTTTCCCCATTTATTTTTGGATTCCACCCATTGTCCAGAAAAGATTTCCGCAGCTGCCTGTGCCTGTTTTTCATCAGTTATGCCTTTTGCAGCTTTATCCGCAAACTCAATGCGATACTTCTCTTCTTCGTCCTCAAGACAGATCACCTTCTGATCGGTTTCTGTTCTGGCTGTTCCGTCAGCCTTGCGCATAGCTCCCTGAGCCTGTGCCCGGTATGTAACCCGGTCGATACGCTCACCATATGTTTCCTTTGGATTGAACTGGATACCGGCCGCCATAGCCATTTTGTTGAGCAATGGCTTAGATAAGGAAAACACATCTTCCCAGATATCCTTTCCTCTCTCATCCTGCTTCCCAGTCTTAACTGAGCCAACCTTGAAAATGTCTCCGCTGTTTTCGCCCAGATCAACCGGAACCTCTTCTACATGGAATTTGTAGAATGGATTAAGTTGCACATCCGTTGCTGTCGGCACCAGCAGGTTATAATTTTTGTATGCCGTTATAACTTCCGGCAAGCTTCCTAAAACCTCTTTCATCTACTTGATAACCTCCTATTTTTGTGATAAAATGACGTTGACTTAAAAACAATGGGTCTCAAACCTGTTTTTAAAGTTCTGACTGGTCTTGGATAGGATCGTGGGTGCCGTCTACACTCCGCTTTCCCCTTATTATCCAAGGCCTTTTTAATATTCATCACCTCCTACGAGCCAGCTAAGGAAACAGAAGATGCCAAGTCCGATCATTCCGACCAGAAATGCCTCTGAACCAATTTCGTGGCTTCCTCTTTCGATATAAAGTCTCTGGGACAGTGCATTATAAAGCACTGTACTCACCAGAACGGGAACTACATATTTCATGACTTTTGCAGCAAGAATAATTCGTTTTTTCATTTTTGATTTCTTTTTGGCACGATAGTATTTCTCATACTCTGCCTTATTGAATTCTCGCACCAGGGACAGATATACCCTTGTTTTGGAATCTTCTGTAACAAGCTTATATTCCATGTTTTTGCACACATCCGGCACTTCGCATACATTCATCTTCTCGCCTCCTTGTCAATGAGAATCAATTCCTTTGCGATAACACTCTGCAATGCCATTCTGTCCATTTCGTGCCAGCTGATCGGCACCGGGCTGTTATCCATTGCATTCAGGATCCGCTCTGCGGCCTGATGATATTTTTCAAGATCTTTTGGTGTTAACATCTTTCCCTCCTATACCGCCAGGCGAAGCTGGCCATTCCTTTCTTCTTTCACCATCTTTTCAACAAATGCAGTTGCTTTTTCTTTTCTTTCCATTTCGATCAGGTGTTCTTCGTGGCAACTGCACTGTTCTCCCGGGTCCAGATACGCTCCGCAATCCGGGCAGATTCTATAAAAAGCCATCGTATCCACTCCTTTCATTCAATCATGTATAATTTGTTAAATGCCTTTTTGGGGATTTTCCCTGACGGATACCCCTTGGCAAGCTGTCCATCGGCTATCAGGTCCGACCTAAGGGAGCGTATCATGCGATATGCCGTATCCCTGCTCACACCCATCATTTCTCTGACCTCAGCGGCTGTATAGTAAGAACGTTCCGCAGATGTAAGCTTTTTGATTACACCGTTTGCATTTTTCATACCAAGCACCTCATTCCAGATTTCTCTCAACCCAATTTTTCAGATTCTGCGTGATCTCATTTACTTCGTCCAATGTCTGAATGATTTTTTTCAGTTCCGGTTTTTCCTCTTCTGAGATAATTCCGTCTGCCGTAATATCAAGAAGTGATTCCTTTGCCTCGTTTATCTTCTTTAAAGAAGAAAGCATTCTCAGGCTGATTCTATCCAGTCCTGCATTCTCTATCTTCGGCATGTTCTTTCCAAGCGGGCACATCTCCCGGCAATAATTTCCTTTCAATTCCGGTGCCTTATAGCAGTCAGCCATCAGAAGAACTTCCTCCTGATATGGTATCGTGCTCCCAAGTTCGATTCTGGCTAGCCTTGTACGATCAATTCCTATTTCTTCCGCAGCACCTTCTCTGCTGCTCAGACGCTCATTTGACTTTGCCGCCTCATATCGTGCCTGGCAAAACATATTAGCCGCTGCTTTCGTAGCAAATTTCGACATTTTTCTCTCCTTCTATAAGCTGTATAATCAAGTTATGGTAATTAAATTGTGTACTCTGTATCGATATCCAGAGCCTTGCTGATTTTTTCAGCAAGTGCAGGTGCATACATTCTTCCATTTATGGTGGTTGTCACGTAGTTCCTGCACATCCCAACTTCACCGCACAATTCCGTGACAGACATATCTCTGTCGATTAAGGTTTTCTTTACTTCTTTGCACCATGGCGACAGTTTTCGCTTCAAAATATCACCTCCGTTTTCAACAAATGTTTATTACATTTGTTGTTTACATTTGTTTGCGATTGCATTAAAATAATCAGAAAGGAGTTATCATGGATAATTGGATTGATAATCTCAGAAGAATTGGGCTTAAACGTTATGGTGACGAAAACCGCCGGATTCTTTCTGAATTATTAAGAAACGGTATTCCTGCCGGAAACACTGTTATGTCGGAAGCATCTGCTGAGGCTCTTATCATTGCTGTGGCGGCCATGATTGAAGAAAACAATAAAGCATTGCTCTCCGATTTATCATCGATGTAACTCTCTCTTTTTTTGTTTTGCATTAAACATTTGTTTATTACATTTTTAATAATAATAGCATATTTGCTAGTTGTCAATACTTTTTTCGCATATTTGCTAAATTGGAGGTTTTTTATCGTTATGTCTTTGGTTTCTCGAATCAAGAATCTTTCAAAAGAAAAAGACTTGAATTTAAAGCTTTTGGAAGAACAGGCAGGTTTTGGTAATGGAACTATCCGTAGATGGGATAGTAGCCCTCCCTCCGCGGACAAACTTCTAAAAATAGCACATTTGCTAAATACATCCTGTGAATTCTTACTTACAGGCATAGAACAAGAAAATTA